AGCTGTGCTCTCTGTAAAAGAAACCGCATGTGCCCCTCCTATTTTAGTTCTTATAACTTTAGCACCAGAATTTATTCTCCAAAAATCCGTAGTAGAATTACCAAAAAAAGTCATAGAAGTACCTGTGCCAGAAATAGTACCTCTCCATACAAACGTAAAATCAGAGCCCGAGCCTTCGGTTATTTCTTTTCCCGATGTTATATTCATATACTTACCTGAAGCGTAATTTACAGAATTAGAAGCAGCTACCCACAAAGGAGCGTCGCCACCGGTGTCTTGCTCAGCATCTCTTCTGCTGCTGGACTGGTCTAGCCAACCATCGATCTTATCGCCATCAACCATATTTCCAGCCGCTGTACTGTGATCAACAACCTCGTCGGAAGTGTCGAGATCAGCTTCTACACCTGTGTTGTGTCTTAACCATAATTCACATCCAGATAAATCTAACGGAGTAGATATACCAGAACTATACCCCGACGCGATACTTAAACTACCTCCTAGTCCTAACATTATTTACCGAAGTAACAGATTACTGGAGCTGCAGATGGAGTTACCTTGGCCCATCTACCGTATATAGTAACGCCTTTTGGAAACACTACGCTATCTGTCCTTGAACCACCAACACCGTGGTGCTCGTCAAGGAAATACAACGTGTTGTTCGCGTCTAAACCACTAGCGTCAAACACTGATCCGTCTGCGTTAGCTATTGTTAGCGTCGTGCCGTCAATGTCTTTTACTATTAAACCTTGAGCATTTGGCCCTTGGTATACCGGTGTTACATTTCCCGCACTAGCATCTAATGTTATACCAGCGTCAATAGTATCTGCGTCAGCACCAATAATAATATACTGTCCTTTCTTTATTTTTGCGTTAGCTACTATAGTAACAACACCTACGCTAGAACCAGCGCCACTTGCGGCTGATTCGCAAACACCTAAGTAATTATTTTGTGTTGCCTCGGTATTTCCAGTCGAAGGAAACTGAGGACCCATAGTGTCAAGAGTTTCTGTTACCATAGCTGTTGGCGTGTTGTCTGCTAAAAACTGAATAGCTACTATAACATGATCTTTAGGCGGAAATACTGGTTTCGCTAAGTTTGTGAATACGCTACCTAACTGCCCGAAGCCGTATGCTACTTCTGTTGAATTTTGTCCCATTTTATTTTTTTACTTTTTCTAGTGATCTACCACCGAAGTAAGCACCGATCACAGTTATTAATACTAATTGTAATAGATCAACCCAAGTATCCTTTACTTCAAAAGCTAAAACACCAGCATCGATAAATATCATTAATACTGTTGATATAACTAGAAATATAAGAACTAATGGTCTTATGTTTTTTGATAACCAAGAGTCTGAATTCATGTCCATACCCCATCTGTTAGAAACTTCTTTTTGCATTTGCGCTTCATAACCCATTATCATATCTTTAATCTTTTTTTCAGCTTCAAGTTTTTCTTCTTTAGATGTGTGTAGGTTATCTATAACTCCACCTACACCTTTTACTAAATCAGTAGCTCCACTTGAAAATATTTTTCCTAATATGTTCATAATTCAATATTTTTTACGCTTTTCAAAAGGAGTTGGTTTATTTCCAAAATTAAAAACTTTATAATCTTGAGGGTTTTTATAGTTTTTGTAAGGCGAAGCCATTTCCATTGGTGTGTCTCCAACACCACCCATAGCCCCTGTTCCTGGTCCAACTGGCATACCTGGAGCTTCTTCTGCTTCCGATACTCCTTTAACAACTAATCCACCTTCTCCTTCTTCTACCATGTAATCATTATCCATAACAAACCCATCTTCGGTCATTTCTAAAAGACCTTCTGGATCTTGCACTGGAATTGGTTCCATACCCTCTCCTGGACTAAACATAAAACCTTCTTCTGTTTTAGTTATGTTTTGTCCTGGAATCGTTTTTGTTTCTCCACCTACCGCTGCTTGCATTAGTGGACTTAATCCATTTGTATTCATATTATAAGTTTTGATGAGGAGATACCCCCTCGTTTAATTCACCTTCTATTGTTTTTTTTTACCTGTATGAAGTTTCATTGCCATCGCAGTATCTCCCTCCATTTCTGCTTTAGCTTCTTCTTTAAGCAATTTTTTTCCAGCTTCAGCATCATCACTACCAGTAGCATCACCAGTGGTATCGCCACCACCGCCTTTATTAAATAAATTTTTAATACCTTTAAACCCTTGAATTCCAACTTCAGACATTCCACCGGTAGCAAGTCCTAACCCTACTCTACCAGCTGTTTTCATCCATTTTGGTAATGGAAGTGGACTATCTCCAGCTTCTTTCATTTGAAACGCAGAAGAAGGTGATCTACCATCTTTAATATTTACTGTCTCTGACTTTTGGTTTATACCAGGGAGTGTGTGTCCACTCATTGTAAATTTTGCTTTTGATTTTCTTGCCATTTTTTTTAATTTTATGTATTTTTCATAACACGAGTGTTAAACTTATTATCTTTCTTACCGAAGTTAAGATCTTTCTCAGCTTCTTTTCTAGCTTTCGTACCTACTTTGTAAGCTAATTTTTCCCACGGAAACTCTTTCCACCCTTCTTCTCTCCAGGTTCCTTGGTATAATATTTTTCCATCCTTTCTAGGATATTTTTTACCTCTCCAAGTTACATCATTATCTGAGTAATCTAACTCACCTTTTTCCATTCTAGCCATGTGATCTCCTTCGTGAGCTACAACTTCTGCTTCTAATGGACTTCCTTTTTTAATATTTTTGTTTACAAATACAGTGCCATCGTTATTAGCTTCACCAGCTATGCCATCTTCTAACTTCTTTCTTTGCATCTTGAACACCATATCTTTGTGTTCTCCCGTGCCTTTTAATACTGACTTGTTTAATTTAAACGCCATATTATCTTTCTTTATCTTTTATCATATCATCTATAGATTTATTAAAAACCTTATCTGTATATG